GTGACCGCGAGCGGCGCCGAGTGGCAGCCGATCCGCGGAACGAAGCTCGAGTGCGCTTTGCCGGGCTCCCGCATAGCGCGCGTGTCGCAAGAAGCGCCGCCTAAGTTCGTCGGCTTCGTCCACCACGAGGATGGGAGCCCGGCAGGCGTGTGCTGGCGTTACGATGACGTTCTTATTATGGCGCGTCACGAACTTGAGGGCATCTCTGGTGGCGTGATCGTGCGCACCGCCCGTGGCCACGCGGTAGTCCCTGAGGGCACCGTGTGGCACAGGTGGGCTTGCACGTCGTACGAGTACACTGGCGCGGACATTGTGGCCGCGAAGCTCCCTCAGCAGTTCTTCGCCAAAGTCGGGCTTGCTGCAGCGACACGAAAGCACCTGACTAAAGGTGTCACTCCGTCCATCACTACGTATGGGCTCGACATGGACGGAGTAGCTACTTCTACTGGCCGGGTCAGTGTCGAGAAGTCGCACGCGATGACGAAACGCGGGCTTTTCGCGCACACAGCGAGCACCGTTCCTGGCTTCTCTGGCTGCCCTATTATTGGCAACAAGGATGGCCATGTGAAGATCCTCGGGATGCACGTGTGCGGGGACCTAGAGGGTAGTGCGTGCAACTACGCTCTCGGTGTCTCTGTCATCCAGGCATTCCTCAGGGACATGGGCCTCGTCAAGTTCGGCCCCACTGTTGGAGACCTGTGTGAGTCTCTTGACACTGGCATGTCTCAGAGCGAGAATGGCACCATTCCGGACCACGAGACGGACTTCCGCTTCATGACCGAGGCTGAGTATCAGGAAATGATCAGCGGGGCAGTCGAGTGGGAGAGGGAGAGGGATGCCATTGCCGACCAGGTGGGGTTTGGACACGTCGATGCAGGTACGAGGTCCAAGAAGAACAGGAAGCGATCGGATTTCAATGATTCGATCAAGCCTGAACCCGCGCCCAGTCTTCCCAAGCAGCTCATGCTGTCGCATTCCTGTGACAAGAGCCCGTTGGAGCAGGCCATCGTTGGTGTTAAGGTCATGGCTCCCGGGCGCTGCTTCGTTGACAATGCTGCCGAGTTGTACCTCCAGACAGGAGTTCGCCTGTGGAAGAGGTCCGACGATGATGATGGTTACACCGTCTTCAGCGCGAATGACGCCGTGCGCGTCGACGCGTCTGTCAATGACACTAGGGCGCTGTTTCGTGCGGCTCTCGAAGGCAACTGGCAGAAGGTCGTCGAGGATGCCCCAAAGTATAACCCTGAGTCCCTGCTCAATTGCGGGGCCAGGGAGGGTATTGGCTATGAACCTCTTCATGCCTTCATCCAGTACACCGAGCAGACGCACCACAGCGTCGTGTACCAGGACGGAGATGCCATCGTAGACTCGAAGGGCAACCCGCAGTATCGGTACAGGGGGCGTGTCAAGAGTGGTGGTCGCAACTCCCGCAAGGGAGAGGCCGCGCCTCTGCCAGATGATTTGAAGGCAGTGATGGCGAAGTATGGCCTGAATACCAATTGGACTTTGCCGCCGGACTCCCAGAAGAGCATTCTGGGGTCGCTGGCAGCACAGGCCAAGGAGATCACCATCGGCAGTAACCCTGATTTTACGAAGGTTTACCACAGAATGAAGGCGGACTCCGAGTTCGACCTTAAGCCCTTCTCCGGCAATCTGGATTGTCTCAACAACATTGGCAATTCTTTTGAGGCCAAGTCGTCTGGGTGGTCTGCCCGTTGGCAGAACCTGGACAAGAAATCCATGTGGGAGAGGCATGCCTCGCCTCTGGTCTCGATCGTTGTGACTAGGATCATCTTGCGATGCTGTTATGCTGAACGCATGATGACAATGACGCCCCTCGAGCGGTTCCAGGCTGGCCTGTCCGATCCCAAGGTGCTTGGCCCCAAGGGCGAGGAGCACGGGGAAGCAAAGTCCTCCAAAGGGAAGTGGAGGCAAATCTGGGTGATGTCGACTGTCGACATCATGGCCCAGGCTCTGACAGCCAAACACCTCTGCAACGCAGAGATCGAACGCTATCAGACAGGTGCCACTCACCATTTTGCCATGGGCCTTGGACACCATCCTGAGGGTATCGCCAGGCTTGGTCAGGCCATAGAGGCCACGTTCCCATCCGGCAAGGTCGTCGCTAGCGACGCAAAGGGCTGGGATGGCACAGTTCCACCCGACCAGTTGCTGATGGCTGGCCACACCATGGCATTGACGTGGCGTCATAATGGTCGGCATGATCTATCTCTGCTGACTATGTATGACACATTTGCCCATATGGGCCATGTCATGCTGGCTGGCACCTTGTTGCTGTCCTCGTCCTGGTACGGACAGACAGCTTCCGGGGCTGTCATCACGACCATCGGAAATAACAAGATGCGCCGATACGGGGCTCTTGCCTGTGGTTGTGATGCGACCCTGACAGCTGGTGACGATCTTCTTGCCGACAAGGACATCCCACCATCGGAGCTCGCCAAGACTGGTGCTGTGGCTAAGCTGATCGAGACCCCCTCTGGCGCCGCGTCGTCCGTTTCAGTGGACTGGCGCAAGGGGGAGGTCCTGGATTTCACCAGCCACGACCTGTGGAAGGACGCCGATGGGGTCTGGCATGCCAGGTTTAAGAACTTGGCAAAGTCCATGGCACACATGCTCAGGACTACTAAGACGCCCGATGAGGCACGGCCCAAACTTGGGAGCCTCATGAAGGTGTGTCGCGGTAACAACGAGCAGATGTGGATCGTTGAGTCCATCGCTCGTGATATGGGGTGGGTTGTCCCACCGGAGGGTGAGTGGGTGGAGCCCGAGCTTCTTTGAGTCCCAAAGACCTGGGCTATGCACGTAGGCTAGAATTTGCAACAACGGAATCTCGTTGACACCGGCTAGCCGGTATAAACACTTCAAACATACTCTTGACCCTCCGGCTATTCGGAGTGACTTTTGTGTTCGCCAACGATGCCGAACCGCTCGATGTCTTATGCCCGCATGAAGAGGGCGAAGAAAGCGATTCAGAAGAAGAAGGCTGCTGGGTCTGGTTACAAGGCGTCCGGCAAAGCGCGCATCTTGTATCCTGGTGTCGCTGCCACGGCTCGCCGTAATTTCGGCACCAAGAGCGTCAAGACGGAATCAACGTTCAAGAAGACCGTTGCCGCTATGGTGCGCGCCCTGGACGCCAAACTACCCCGCACAATTGGCCTTCCTCGTGCAGTTGGTCCATACACGGTAATTAGAACAAACACTCTCGTTTCTACTTCGGACCACAGCAACGTAATCATCTTCACGCCCATGGCGATGCCGAACACCGCTGGTGATTCCGCAGGTGCCGATGGGCTCAAGTGGATGGCGTCTGTGGGTATTGCACAGAAGGGAGCCGACAACACTCAGATTGGAGCTGCCGGCGGAATCGAGTTGCTGACTAGTCCCTTGGCTTCGATGGGCGACTTTGCTTCAGTGGTGCCCGCCTCCATGACCGTTCAAGTGGTGAACGCAAAGCCCCTAGAGAGCGCCGCTGGCTCTTTCTTCATGGGCAGAGCCAATCAGCCACTGAACTTTGGCGGATCCACTGAACATTGGTCTACGTTCAGGAGCAATTTTATTAGCTACTTCTCTCCTCGCATGCTTGCCGGGGGGAAGCTTGCTTTGCGCGGTGTCCAGTGTTCGGCATACCCGTTGGATATGACGGACTACTCGGACTTCAGGAAGATCGAGCGCACAGTCGCCACCCAGTGGCATACTGCATATAACACTGGGCCCCTTACGCCGATCGTGTTCGTTTCTAACCAACAGTCGGTGGCGGACAGTGTGCAGTTTCTTGTCACTATGGAGTGGAGGGTGCGGTTCGATCCAGAGAATCCTGCAGTTGCCTCGCACAAGCACCATGACACTACTTCAGACGAGGTCTGGAATGAAGTGTGCAAGGTTGCTAGTTCTACGGCACACGGAGTCGAGGAGATGACCGAGGACATCGCCGCTGGCGGTGCCCTGGGAGCGGGCATCGGTTTGGGCATCGCAATGTTGTGATCCCATGGAACACATCTTTCGCACAAAACCCTGTGCGTCGAAATTAGGTGACCCAACTCAATACGCAGAATCCTTGCGGGGTACAGTGATGGGGTCCCCTTCC